CAGGTTATGTTTGCTGCTTTTTCCTTGCTAATTGATTTGGCTGAGAAGAGCGGCAATTATGACAAGGATGATTTGACCGTTATGAGAGGATTAGCCACTTTGGTGACTTATCCAACTTATGAATATTTTGGTACTTTGGTCCAATTTATGGGATCAAATCCTTCCGGACATCCATTGACAGTAATCATTAATAGCATGGTGAATTCGTTGTATTTGCGTTATTGTTGGGTGGCTATTGGCACTCGTGAAGGGTGGATTCGTATTCCACGTTTTAGTGATTGTGTTTCAGCCACTACTTATGGAGATGATAATCTCATGTCTGTTCACCACAGATATAGTGCTTTCAATCACACTGCTATTGCTGCAATTTTGGCTGAAGCAGATGTTGAATACACTATGGCTGATAAGGGCGCAAAATCGGTTCCTTTTATTAAGCTAGAGCAAGCTTCTTTTTTGAAGCATTTTGCTAAGTGGGATCCAGAATTGCAGATTTATCGTGCACCAGTAGAGGAAGATTCAATTGCCAAGATGCTTCATACGCATTTGAAGTCCAAAGTTTTGACCATGGAGCAATCCAGTGCCGAGGCTATTCAAAATACTGCATTGAAGTATTTTGAGTTTGGACGCGAAGTTTACGAACTTCGCAGGTCACAGTTGGAGGAAGTGGCCCGTGAAACAGGTATTGTTGGATACGTTGGACCCATTATGTCGTATGATGAACGTTTACAATGGTACCGAGAAAAGTTTGAAGATGTTTTGGAGTCTTAATTGGGAGACTCAGCATTTTCACACTTTATCCCCATTATGGGGGCTTAGTCTTAACTGATTCACTAGGACGTTAAATTAGAGATCGCGGCTTGGTGAGTAGCTGCAGGCGGGAAGCCGAAACCGAACTTACCATGAATGTTAGGATATACGCATCGATATTTGGTTCTGAATTACCAAGTTTAATTTTATCGATGGACAGGCCGCATTTATTTTATAACTTCAAAATAGCACTGTTATGTTGCCGATTGATGTACCGCACATAATATATTTAAAATACATTACTAATTTTGAAACAATTTTTGAGGATGGTAACCTCAATAAAAATACCAATTTTGATACAACTTCGGACAATTTTGTTTATGTTTCTCAGTCTGGAGTTGGGGGTGATGAACAGCCTCCACCAGGTGTTAATGAGAGTGAAATGGCTCCCATGACCACCGAACAAATTACCTCATTTGCTGACCAGGATGCTGGTTGGACCACAGAAAAGGTAGGTATGTATGATCCTACCATGGATTTAGCTAACAATAGTGATAGTAGTCTTGGAGATTTTCTTCAAAGACCTATTCGCCAGTCAGCACAGACATGGTTAGTGGGGCAACCTTTGTATTACAAATTTAATCCTTGGGCATCTTTTTGCGAAAATCCGTTCGTGAGAGATAAGATCAAGAATTATGAGTTGCTTCGTATGAAACTTCATGTTAAGATCGTGATTTCAGGAACAAAATTTCATTATGGACGTTCCTTGGTATCATACAATCCATATACGCAAGGTGATCAAGTCACTGTTAGTAGGAATTTTATTACACAAGATTTGATTCAAGCTTCACAGAAGCCCCATTTCTTTTTGAATCCTACTAAGAATACTGGTGGTGAACTTTGTTTACCATTTTTCTGGCC